CAGCTGGCACTATGAACGGTCAAGTAGGAATAAAAAGTATTCAGTTTTTTCACTCCTAACAAAATTATATAATATATTATCATATTATGTCAATATAAGGAGTGAATTTTATGTCGTTGAAAACAATAAAAAAGACAATTTATTTTTTCAAAACTGTCCCAAAGTGTACCCTTTTTGCAGATGGTGATAGTGATACTGATGTATTACGAAAAATGTTTTCAAAAAGATTTCCAAAAACAGGGGTATATAAATCACGTGATGATCAATATGGAATTGAAATACTTTCATTTGATGACAATTACATATTTGGGACTTTTCTTAAAAAAGATGATTCAACAAATAAATTTATGAAATTAACACTTGTAAAAAATGATACACCTGAAGAAATAGATTTTAATAGTCAAAAAGTAATATTTGAATATTACTCGTTCTTCTATGTCGATTTAAACAAGTGTATGACTTCAATAATATCTAATAAACAATCAGGAAAATTTACTGATATTATCAATCAATTTCTCTTTGAGGAAAATTATCACATTTACTTTTTTCCGTATACTGTAGATTCCATAGATGACGCTATTAAAAAGTTTTCAAAAGTAAAGGCTATTGAGGCGGCATATAATCCTGCCGAATCAGAGCGCACTTTTAAAAATATGCAACAATATAATGAGGATAATTCTATTGAAGTAAGTAAATTAGAATTTAAAATAAAAATTAAACATACCGGTGCAAATTTTCCAGATGTTTTGAAACAAATATCTGCAGAAAGTGAGAAATACAAAAAATACAAGATTGTAGGAGATTCACAGGACGGCATCGAACAGGTCTTTGATATTTTAGAAAAGGTGCTTTATAGAAGTGCTCAAATTGAAATAGACGGCAGCCCTACAGAAAATATAGGTTTTATTAAAAAAACATTTGAAAAAGAAATCCAATTACTTTATAATCAAACAAACAGCTAAGTTAGGTTACAAAGAATTTTTGATTATAAGGTTATATAGATAATACATTGCCGCGAGCACTTCAAGACTACCTGCTATAAAGCCATACATTCCAATATAATTCATAGCAGTTGTATCGCAAATCCAAGATATAATAGGTATCATAAAGAATATTGTTCCAAATAAAATAATTTTCATAAATATTTTATGATGACCATATTTTATAAACCAACTTTTGAATTTACTATCAGAAGGTAGCGCTAAATATACGG